CCGCGATCATTCCAATCGCCAGCGCTCCGATCATGTAGATAATTGTTAAAGCGTTCATGTAAAATCATCCTTTCGCTCTTTGTTAAAATGTGTTTCTCAAAACTGACTGAATAAACTGACTCGTAACGGGTATTAAATTCCCGTACCTCTTCCATCGTTTCGACGAAGCAGTCAATCCACAGACCTCTGAAGGCTCCCGTGTCTTCTGCGATGTAGACCTTGCCGTCTATCATGAACAGGTCGCCAAAGCTGTGATAATTTCTATCAATCGCGCACGTCGTAGGTTCAAAAGGGTCTTCGGAGTAATGGACTTCGATGCCGCTGGCGGTCTCTCTTGAAAATGTCTCTTCGTCTGAGTAGGCTGTCAGGAAGTAGCGCCCTAAATATTCCGTGTGGACTGTCGAATATGTGACTGTTATGTCTTCCCATTCGTTCCGGAAGTTCTGCATCGCCAGGAAGGTCTCAGTCGGGAACCTTCTGGGATCTGTCGGAGGGTGTTCCACTCTGGGAGCGCTCCCGAAGTCCTTCGGTGTGAAATATTCAGTTTGTGGAGTGTCTTCCGCCTTAACGAAAACCATCGCGACCCCGTTGATCAGAATGATCGCCGACGTGCTGAGCAAAGCAATCACCCAGCTCTCTACGCGGTAGTTGTCTATCATTTCAACTTTCTCCAGTGTGAAACGACTGCGACAGGCTTCGCGCCCTTCTTGTGGGGGTTCTCAAGAAAAAGCTCATCGTTCAGGATCCACCCCTTCTCGATCTCGAGGTTCTTCTCACCGCAGCGGAAATATTTGCGGCCTTCTTTGACAAGCTGGTCGTTCTTTGTTGAATTGTTAAAAATCAAATAGTGCTTTCTTCCTGTTGTTGATGCGTAGATTTCAAACATTTTCAAAAATTCCTTTCACTTTGTAAGTCATCCCGGTCCGCGTACTTACTGAGCAGTTCCCACTCGCGAGCCGTGAACCCTTGTCCAAGTGCTTTGTGAACGTATGAGGTCGAGCGGTTTATCACGCCGGCGATCTCCTGAGCGTTCTCAAAAGCCTGATACATACGCGGGAATCTCACCCGCCCCGGTCTCGTTGTCTTCATGTTTCGCCTCTTTCTGTTGCTTTATTGGCAACCACTGAAGGAAAAAAATAGACGGCAACCTCGCTTGCTGGAATGAGCAAGACCTTGACAGCCTTCTCGATGCGATCAGCTCGCCAGTTTCCTGATGACAACATTCGAGACAGGAATGACGGGCTCACTCCGATCGCCTTCGCGAACTCTGCCCTTGTCGTAAACATTTCATCAATTCGAGCTTTCAACTTTTCCATGTGCTTCCTCCCTTCTTTGTTTCTGTCGTTGCTTTATTAGCAACAATTTGAATTTATCAGTTTGTTGTCTTAAAAGCAACCACAAAATTGCTTTATTTGCAATTTGTAATATTTCTGTCATATAATGAGGGCGGAAAAAATAGCAAAAAATGGAACGGTGAAAATGGACAACATTTATATTATTAAAAACAGATTGAACGAAGCGCTGCATCTGCGCGGCATAACCGCCGCAGATCTTTCGAGGATGACAGGGATCAATAAGTCATCACTTTCGAGGTATCTTTCAGGTGAATCAATTCCCAGATCGCTCGCGATCGGTAAGATGGCCGAAGCTCTTCATGTTAATCCTGCTTGGGTTTTAGGTTATGACGTGCCAATGGAGAACGGGACCCCGTTCGTCAAGCTCGAGATCGACAAGCTCAGCCCTGATAATCAACAAAGATTATTTGCTTATTATGAGGGGCTTCTTGCTTCACAGGGGGAAAACAATGGCAACACCTAAATGGAATAAAACGCGGAAGCTCTGGATCATCCAGGGCCAGCACAACGGCATCAAAAAGAGCTTTTACTCTTCCACGCCCGGCTTGAAGGGCAAGCGTGAAGTCCTCGACGCTTATGATGACTGGCTCGAGTTCGGAGGCGTGAGCAAGATCACGGTCCAGAACTGCGTCGAGCTGTACCTCCGAGACATCGAGGCGAGACTCGGGCAAAAAGATACATATTGCAAAGCTGAAAAATATACACGTCTGTATGTCCTTCCTACGCTCGGCAAGTGTCGAATGGATAAATTAACATTGAGAGACTGGCAAGCGATCCTGAACGAAGCCAGACCGCACACAGACCACACTAAGACGCTATCATATAAAACACTCACGCATCTCCGTGGGATCATCACATCGCTGCACAAATTTGCATACACAAACTACTATTGTGACGAGTGGCGCGGTCAGCTCTACATTCCCCAGGGACATCCAAAGGGCGAGCGCCAGATCCTTCAGCCTTCTGATATAAAGCGACTCTTTGAGCCGTCAAATCTGTGGTTTCATCCTGCTTTTGAGATCATGCTGTTGTGCGGACTCCGTCCGGGCGAGTGTTTAGGTCTCCAGGAGGGTGACATCGGTGACGGGGTTTTATATATAAGACGGTCAATTAACGACGACAATGAGATCACGGCCGGAAAGAACAAAAACGCGAAGAGAACGGTCCCGCTCCCGAGTCTGGCGAACGAGATCCTGAAAAAGACCATCAAAAGAAACCATCAGCACAATTTCGGGACTGCGTGGATATTTCCAAACTATGTCGGAGCACCGGCATGTCAGGCGACAGTTCGCAAGCACTGGGACAAACTGAAAAAAGAGAGAGACCTCCCGGGCTCGCCTTATTCACTCCGGCACACCTTTGTCTCGATCGTGTCCTCACAGACGCATCTGGCGGAGGGAACGATCAAGGACATCGTGGGACATTCCGAGAGCATGGACACGGGTATTTATAAGCACAGAGTCAGCGGTGAGCTGGAAGCTGCGGCCGATGTTATAAACCTCACTTTTGAGCGCCTGAGAGCTGAGTCCAGTACTTGACTTTATACATGACTTTTGTGTTTTTCTGCGTGGACAACCACAAGGCACAAAAATGAAAAACCGCTAAAAATAGGCATTTTTGAAGGTTTTCAGTCCACGGGTGAAGTTAATTGAAGGGGTTCGAATCCCCCCTTCTCCGCCAAAAAAGACCCCGAAGCCGTAAGGCTTTCGGGGTTTCCTCTTCTTTGTAGTACATGGTTTTGTACTTGACTTTTTAACCAAAAGAAAAAGCCCCGAGGGTAAAGCTGCGAAGCCCTCGGGGTTTTTCTCGGAGTTATGACCAGAACAATGTCCTGATTACTTGATTGTGACGACAGCGTTCTTTAGTGCTTCAACAAGAGCGTCAGCGTTTTCCGTTTCGAGCTCGATGTTGATCGTGACGGTCGTCTTCTTCGGATCCGGTTCTGGATCCGGTGCAGGCTCTTCGTCATCATAGGAAGGGCGGCCGAAGCCGGAGATCCTTCCGCCAATGTCGTCGTATGAATACCACTTTTTTTGAACTGCGTCGCCTGCGTTGCCTTCGATCGTCGTGATGTAATCTTCTACATCGACAACGATGCCCTGGTGCGTCTCTGATCCTCTGGGACCAAAAAAGACAATATCACCGACCTGGGGCGAGTCAGTGTAAAACTCCCCGGCCTGGCGAAAATAGTCCGCATAATAGCGACAGGCACAAGACAAATTATTATAACTCGGCTGGAATTGGTAAGCCTGCGCATCATATTTTTTTGCCTCATCATCACGGTCGGAAGGTTCCGCCGAAATTAAGAGCATACAGTTGCAGAAGGTTCCACACCACGGCTGTCCCTGTTTCTCCTGCGGTGCATAATAACCGCAATCGTCGAGGATCTTGCCGAAGATGGTCCAGTTGGGTGCATCCGGGTCCTCCGAGTAGCCGACCCACTCCTCAGCCTTCGCGACGACCTTTGACTTGTAAATTGAGCCCATCATTTGCCTCCCTTCTCAACCTGTTTCTGGTACTGGATGGAACTGATCCCGAGCAGGGCACCCATGAAGGTCGCCAGTGCCGCAATCGTTGCGCCAATCGGAACGGTCAAGTCAGTCCAGCCCCAGATCTGCCCCAGGACTAAAGTGAACGAAGCAAGAGCCGGAAGGACCACCGTGGCGATCCACTTTAAAACGTCGTAAACTTTGTTGTTAAAGATCATAGTTTTCCCTCCCTTGTCAGTCTTTCAAAAGTGTCTTTGATATGCTTGTTTGCGATCATCGTGTAACTGTTTTTAAAGTCCGGATGTGTTTCGCAATATTTGTCATATGTGTCGCAGTCGTCGAGCTGTTGGCGGAAATACTCAGCGGAGTGCTCCACACCGTTCCGCAACTCATCGCTGAAGCGCAAAATGTGAGTCCGGGCAAGTATCGCCTGATTCTCGTCAATCTTGTCCCCCAGAGCGTCGACCTTCTTCTCAATTTCTTTGGTCTTGTCAGCTCGTGAGAACCCCAAAGTGATGAGGAACTGCACGAAGCTGAACACCGCACCCGAAGCGAGTGCGGCGATCAGTATTTCCTTCATGTTGTTGCCTCCGTCAGTTGAGCGTCAGGTTTGTCCTGTATGCCTTCGGCGGGTAGAGGTTGCCCGTGTCCTCGATGTGGAGGCTGACATCTCCGCAGTTGAGGAAGGTCAAGTCGAAGGCGTTCGGCAACGTGTCGCCGGATCCTTCATTTACCGCGTCGACCTGTCCGCTGAAGTAGCAATTCGAGAAGAAGATCGGGACGTGCTTCTGTGTCTCGCCCGTGTTCCCGAGTTTGACGCAGGTCGTGCCCGCCGTGTCAAAGATGCAGTTATTGACTTCCATGTTGCCACTCATCGCTTCATTGATCGCGGTCGAGTTATTGAAGGCGCTGTTCGTGTGTCCGTAGAACGCGCGGCCGTTCCAATAATTTTTAAATGTGCAGTTCTCATATTCCTGGTGCATGGAGCGCGTGACGCCGAAGCCGATGACGTGGTTCGTGCCGAAGTAACGATTCTGGTCGTCCTGTTCGCTCTCGTACTTGTAGCACCTTATATTTTTGTACTTCTGGCGGACTCCTGCGATGTCCGGGGCTCTGTAAGAGTCGTTATGGATGCAGTAGCGCCCATTCTTGCAGTGGATCTCGAGGTTCTCGATCGTGACATTCTTGCCGATGTTTACGGGCGAGACCGTCATACACTGCGCGTATGTGATAGGATCGTTTGCCTTCTCAGGCATCCACAAGAGGCGGACGTTGCCCTTGCCGATGACCGTCGTGTTGTCAGGGACCCAGACGCAATAATCATAGAACTCGGTCGTCGGGTTCTCGCCTGTGTAGATTGGAACACCTGCGTCTATGTATTCCTGATATATGTTATAATCGCCCTCCCAGATCTCGACGATCTTCGGGTCTCTGTCATCCTTCAGAGCCAGGAAGCAAGCGGTCACGCTCGTGAAGTCTCCGTTGCCTGCGCTCTGCGCGACGACGTACTTCTTCGGGACTTTGGTGCAGGCGTAGCTGATCGAGTCCATCGTGTAAACGATGACCTGGACGTCGCCCAAGCCTCCGCCGTTGTTGTATAACATGAGCGCCTTGTCGCTTGCCTGTTCGTTCGTGAAGATGACCGTGTCCTGATATGTTACACGCTCAAGGGTTGACGAGTCGCCCTGTGCGTAGACGTTGACCTGGAAGTCGGGCTTTTTTATGAACCTGATAAAATACGGAACGCCAGCCTTGAGCGTGATGCCCGTGTTGATCTGCTGCGTGCCCGTGAATGTTCCCGAGTACGTTCCGACGATGCCATGCGCTTCGAGAATCGCGTCGTCGGTGTAATTCCTCCACGCGGACCATGTCAGAGTTGAGCCCCAGGCGTCGCGGATGTAGACCTTCTTCGTCGAGTGCCTGACCGCGATCTGGCACGCTCCGGCGTTTGCCTTCCCACGGTGCGAGAGCGTGAGGATCATGCCCGTGAAGTTCGTCTCTGGCTGGTTTGCGATCGTGTTGCTCGCAACGGTCAGAGCAAAAATGCCGTTGAAGGGTAAATCGTTCAGGTCGGAGATTCCGAGCTGTGAGACATCCTGCGCGACACCTCCGAGCGGGAACCTGTCTATCCTTATAAACGGGAGCGCCGTGTATCTTGCGAGGTTTACCCTCATATATTTACAGGATCCGTTCGTGATTAAAATGTTGAGGTTGTTTCCGTTGACGGTTGTGTTCTGGGTTCCGATGAGGGTCTTGTCTGCGTCGTAGAACTCGACCATCTGCGTCTGTGGGTATGTGTTGACGCCGTTCGGGTGATAGATCACGCGGTTGACTGTTATTGCAAAACAGTCCGAAGGGATGGCGATGTAGTCCGTGAGCATATACATGCTGTTTGAACTGATCGCGCCCGTCGAGAAGTTCGAGATGTACTTCCCGACCGTAATAGTCACGCCCCGGAGGTTGATGAAGTCGCCCGTGTCATCCTGGAACTCAAGAAGGCGGTCGTCTGTTGCTGCGTGTACCTGTGCCGCGAGGTCTTTGATGACGCTCTCGCTCTCGATGCCGTCGCTCAGCGGATCAGCTTCGACTTCCATAATGAAGTTGATCGTGCCGAGCGTATTCCCTGAGCGCACGATCTGGATCTCGCAGAGATTTGAGCCTGCAACTGCGTCCATCTGCTGAGTCGTCACGATGTCGAGATATGTCTGAGCGTCGACGACCGTCAGCGCTTCCGTGACGACTGTCGTGTCCGGTTTTCTCACATGGATCTCAGCCGTGTCTCCTGTTGCCAGTGCAAAGACCTGATCGCCTTCGAAAAGGTTGCAACGGATCTGTCTGCCGACATCATACTGCGAGACGTGACAGACAGGAAGAGCCCGCCCGGGGATCAAATTGACATTAATCTGTTCCATTTATTAATTCCTCCAGCTTCTTGATTCTGGTTTCTTGTTCTTTTATGACCGCCTGCAAGTAGGGAATCATGCTGATGTAGTCGAGGCTTGGCGTCTCGCCGTCTTTGACAAGGTTCGGAAGGACTTGAGCAACGTCTTCAGCAATGAAGCCGCGCCTGTCTGTTCCCTTGTCCTTTTTCTTGAAGTCAAAGCTGACCGCTTCGAGCTCGAGGATCTTCTTCGCGTCCTCGATCGGCCTGATGTTTTCCTTGACCTTCCTGCTTGATGTCTGAGTCAGATGGACGCAAGTGATCTCACCGGTCTGGCCGACGATCTCGATGTTCTTCGTTCCGCTGTCGTCGTTCATGTAACCGGTTCCGCCGCCTTCAGAAGTGCAGGCGAATTGGAGCGCGATGCCATCCGCCGCGTTTTTGATCCTCAAGAGACCGCCATCCGCGTCACTGTACGCTGCGAGCCCCGTCACGCCTGAGCTGTTTGCCAGGTGGATGAGTCCACCGCTTGCAAGCGCCTGGAGCGTGACAAGCTGCTGGCCAGAGAGATTACCGACAGCCACCTGGCCGCCGTTTGTAACGTCTTCAATGGAGCAGATGACAACATTGTTGTCGTCCCTCATTCGGAACCAGCCCTTTGCATAAAAGTGCCTCATTATTGCGACGCCGTCGCTCATGTTGATCGTCGAGTTCCCTTGAACGTCGGAAATGACTCCCGCCTTGATGAGGTTCGCGTTGAGCGTTCCCGTCGTGATGGCATCCGCGACGATGCCCGAATAAGTGATTGCGGTCTGATATGGGCCTGCGTAGCCGTTGCCGTTTGATAAACCTATGCCCGCCTGATTCATTCTTATTACGTTTGTGGCTGTGTTTATGTCTGGCGTGTCCATGATAAGGATCTCATCCGGCTCACCGTCTCCGTTTGCGTCATGAATGACAACATAACCGCCGAGGTTTCCCGTGATGAGTTCCGTCGCTCGGTCGATGGCTTCCTGCATGTAGGAAGTGCTGGGTTTTTCTTCGACTTCCTTCTCCTGTTTTGCGATAGTGTCCGCGATGTTTGTCTTGAGTTCGCCGAAGGTTGTGCTTGTGTAACGTCCTTCGAGAACGTCCCAGATTGTTGCGATGCACTTGATCGAGGCGCTGATCCCCAGAGCTTCGAAATATATATGACAGGTGTCGCCCAGGTCGACGCGCTCCGTCAGACCTTGCAACTGTACGAAGTCGAGCGTGATGGACTCGATCACGTTGGTGAAGTTGTTTTTTGCGATGTAAGCAGTCGCCAGCGTTGCGAGCTGTGTCGTGATCGGTGTGGCGCTCTCAGGATCCACGTCGCTCGAGAAGTCCACCGCAATGTCACGGTCAACATCCAGAACGAGACCCGTCGACACCTTTGTCCCGGTCGTGACTGTCTCCGTCTGGCTGTCTTTGTAGTATGGAATGACACCGGTGACAAGGTTCTCCATGTCAAGCTCTTGCGACAGGTCGACGAGGTTCTTGCCGTAGCGTATAGTGACGCCTCTGTCCTGACCTCTCGCCTGCTTTAGTGTCGCCGCATAGTTGTTATAAAACCATTCACCTCCGAAGACATCCAGAAGGCTCCCCTTTTTTCCTCCGAACCATGAGCGGACGCTTGACGGCTCTGACACGCTGAACGAGGCGCTGACGGTCTTGTCAGTTGAAATGGTAAAATTACCCGCCGCAGCCTCGAGAAGCGCACACGCGCCCACGCACGAGGTTGCTGACCCGCTTGCGATTACCTTCCCGCTCAGATCGTAACTAATATGCTGGGCTTCGACAGTAAAACGGCCGTTTATTGTCTTCCCCACCTTGTAGATTCTGAAAAGCTGAGGGTCATCCGTGTAGTTAGGTTTTACTTTGAGGATAGCGTTCGGAACGATCTCACTCGCGTGGATGCCTTCCGCAGCATATTCCATTGTGAGCTCATAGGCTCCATTTAGTTCTTCCTTGACCTGACAGGTCAAAACGTCAGACAGGGCACCGACGCCGTAATTGGTCGGGACCGTGCCCTCTGTGACGCTTGCGTATAAAATCGGGATCATGATGTCATCCTCTTAAATAGTGAAATACCTCGGGACAATAGTGACCTTCGTGGTCGTTCCGGTGATGCCGACCGTCTGAACACCCGAAGGGATAACCGGGAAGCTCCCGCTGATGTCAGCGTTCTTGTTTTCCGCTGCTAAGCGGTAGGCGTTCATTGTTTCGCAATCTATGTTGATGTAGTCCGTCATGGTCGCGCTGATCGTGTTCCCTCCGATCGCCACCGTCACCGTTCCGCTTCCTTCGATATGGATGAGGGGCTTGCTCGTGAACCTTGTGGGGTTGTAGAGCTTTGAGCCGTTGGTGACAGTGATCTCCTGCTCGCCTGATTTATAAAAACGTTCGGGCCTGCAAGTGAATGAAAGCGTGGCTTTTCCCGCCTGCATCACTTCATTGCTGAAGTTGACCCCGCCGTTGAAGTACGCCAGGCGGAAGATCTCCGGCTCAAAACTGTCCTCAAGTCTCTGATAGCCTTTTAAGGAATTGAGCCACGCCTCGAAAGCGTCGACAGTCTCAGCAAGGTCCTGCTCGTTGCTGTTGGCAAGCCATACATCATAAGAACGGACAACGTCATCCCAAGCATCCTGTTGAAATATGACGGCGCCGTTCCTTCCGGGCACGGTGTAGGTCGTTGCTTTCCTGTTAGGTCTTTCAAAGGTCGGAGCCTCGGCGACTACCATGCCGAAATCACTCGAGGCTTCGCCCCCGAAAACTATCAAGCCCTGCTTGTTAGTTGTCATATTGAAAACTTTAGCCATAAATGACCTTCTTCCTGCGGGTCATGTTCTCCAGCTTCACTGCGATGACCTCGGCCAGTTCGTTGACGTTCTGACCTTCTGCGCCGTAAACGTTGAGCGTGATGTTCCCGCCGTTAAATGTTGTTGATTCGTCTATCATTCCCGAAGCCTGTGCGCCGTATGCCGTGACGGTTGCGCTCATGTTGCCCGTGAGGTCGTTCATGTCCTTGACCATGTCAGCCTCGACGTTGTCGATCTCATCGTCAAAACCTTCCGCAATACCAAGCGCGAGGTTTTTACCGATGACGTTCTCCATGAGCTTCGAAGGCGATGCGATTCCAAAGAATGACTTGAGGCCATTGACGACTGACTCGCCGAAGCCTTGAATCTTCTCGGCGATCCATGAGGTCATATTTTGGATGCCCTCCCAAAGTCCCTTAATGAGATTCGAACCGACTTCGATGAGTTTGCTCGGGAGTTCCTTGAATTTGTTCAAAATGTCGAGACCAAACTGCGCCGCTTTCTGAACGGTTTCCGTGAACCACGTTTTAATTTTTGTGCCGATGTTCGAGAAAAAAGTGCCGATTTTCGGGATGATGTTGCCGAGCCAGTTCGCCAGGGCCGTGCTCGCATTGTCGATAAAATTCGCGCCGAGCTCGACGATGTTCGTGAAAAGGCCGACGATCAAGTTCCAGATTTCAGGGAGCGCGTTCCAGATAGCGACAACAATGGAGCCAATAATAAGCAGCACAGAATTGAGCAGTTGTTCAACGTTTTCGGGGCTCGTGAGCGCAAGAGCTATTTCGGAAATAATGCGCACGACCGCCGGCAACAAAACCGGCAAGACCATCGCGATCGAGTCCGCGATCTGAGTGCACAGATCTATGAGACCATTCACGAAACTGGTCAGCGTGTCGCCCGAGCTGAGCCAGGTCACGAGCATGACGATGAGCTCAGTCAAGCCTGACGTGATGATCGGCGCGGCTTCGAGCAAAGCCGTGAGGATGCCCTGGATGCCCGCAAGGATCGAGGGCATCATGGACGGAAGCATTGAGGTCACTGTTGTAATGCCCTGGATGAGCACGCTGAAAATCGAATTTGTGAGCTGTGGAAGCATGGGCCCGAAGCCGGAGATCAATGACAAGATCAGCGTCTCCGCTAAGCTGAAAAACCGCGGGGCGAGTTCGGTGATCTTGCCGATGACGGACTCGAGTCCGCTCTGGATCTCTTCCATGCCGCCATTGCCCGAAAAGACTCCCGCAAGCCCGTTCATGACTGAAGTGATTCCCGGAAGGAACTGGCTCATCATGTTATTTTTAAGACCGTCGAGCGAGGTCTCCATGTTCTGCATCGCGTCCTTATATGCGGCCGCATCTTTGACAGCTTCGTCGCTCATTACTCCGCCGAGGTCATGGACCTGCTGCTTGAGCGCTTCCGTCTCTTCTGAGGACATGTTAAAAAGGGCGCCGAGCTCCGTGGCTCCACGGCCGAGAAGCTGGCCGGCTAAATAAGTGCGCTCTGTCTCGTCGCTGACATTTTGAAGCGCTGAGATCGTTGCACCAAAAAGATCCTCCTGCGACATGCTGGCGATCTGTTCCTGGCTGATTCCCAGAGCTGCAAAGGCTTCGCTGTCTGTCTCTGCTGCCGTTGCGAGTGTCTTCATGGAAGCCTTGAGCGAGTCGATGGAAGCACCCGCGTGCTGCATTACAAAGTCCCATTCCTGATAAGCCTCTGCGGAGATTCCCATCTTCTGACTCATTTTATCGACCTGGTCGCCATATGCAGCCACGTCGTTTGCTGAGTCGATAAAAGCCTTGCCTGTTGCGACTGCTGCGCCTGCTGCGGTAGCCATAGCCGCGCCGATCGCTGCGCCTGCGCCCTTGAGTGCTCCGGCGAACTTCTCGCCAAACTTCCCGCCGGACTCTTCGCCCGCCTTGTCAGCGGCTTTGTTAGTGACTCCGGTCAGTTCTTTTGTAATGGTTGCCTGGCTTCCCTCAAGGCTCGGGACAACGGTAATAAACGCCTTGCCGATCTCTATATTCTCAGCCATGTGTTTGCCTCTCCCTGATCCACTCGTGCAGATCTTCGACAGGGAGCGCTCCCTTGCCTATCTTCTGCACTGTATTGTCTTCCCTGCCCGGTCTCGGGTAGGGTTTTACTTTCGTTTTCTTCTTGCCTCTCGTGCCTATTGCCACGAGGTTGGCATTGATTACCTGGAGTAAGTCAAAAATGTCCGCAAGGATCGCGTTCGTCTTGATGGGTTCCTCCCATCCTGTCGACTTGTCGAGTTCCTTCGCGAGTGCGCTGTCGGTTCCCAGGTACTTAATAAAAGACTTGAGGGAGCTCCACGAAAGAGCTCCCCCAACGTCTTCAATTTGATAAACCGTGCGCGTCATTAGGTCATAGTTCAAAGCCTCACCGTGCTCGTCTATGAGTTGGGCGAGGCTGAAAATTCCCCCAGACTGATACCATCCGCCGAGTTGTTTGCTTTGATCCAAACGTTGAAGATCTCAAACGTGTCCGCCATTGTTAGCTCATCGACAAGATCCTCGCCCATGTACTGAGCGAAAAAGTCACAGATATGACCATACTGGTCAACCTGCGGGAGCTTCATGAGCTTCATGATGTTCTTAACGTCTCTGTTCTTCAGAGTTGAAGCGAGCGGGATGTTGTAAGTGTTGCCGCTTATCTCAAGGGTGAGATATTTGGCATCTTTTTGTGTGAGTTGATAGTTTGGCATGGTTTTTAGTCCTCCGATCAGGATGTGACTGCTCCGTCATCAACGGAGAAGGTCCAGGTGCCTGCGATGCTTGCGTTCCAGATGGCTGCTTCTGTGCCCTTGAGGGGAACGTCCGCAATTTCGGTTATAAGCGCGTCAGGGCTGTAAAGGCTGACAAGCGTGTCGCCGTCTTTCATAAGGAAAAGATAGGCCGCACTCTCAGCGGTTACATCCGGAGCGAGCTCAACGGTGGAAATGTTTCCGTGTGCGGATGATGCTGCTGTATAACTGACATTGTCCTCACCGAAAAGGGTCTCGAGGACCTTCTTCGTTGTGTCCATAATGGGAGCACTGACAACGCCGTTCTCTGTGTTGATCTTTCTCTTTGCTACAAGCGCCCAGTTGCGGAGAACGTCACCGCTGGGGAGCTTGAGGCTGATGCCGTCCTCGCTAATGTCGCCAGCGAGAACCCACGCGGATCCGGGTGTTGTTCCGGGTGTTTCGGGTGCGGCTGTGCCCTTCGGTGCTGTGAAAAACATGCCGGTGGCCTTGCCTGCTGCAACTAAAACTTCTGACATAGTTTAATGCCTCCTGTTTATGATTCTTGTGTAACGGATGAAGGTGCGCGGTGAGCGATCACGACGACCGTCGCCGTGCATAGTTTCAAGTCAGGACGCACCGGATCCGTTCCCCAGCGTGCCAAACTGTTTATATAAGCATTTCGAAGAGCTCCGACCTGGTTCTTCGCCTGTTCCTCAAGAGCGCCGAGCGCAGTCGTCAGGAAGTCATAAGCCTCCGCATCTGTCTCAGCTCTTGCGTCAAGCGTCACCGTGAACGTGTCGACCTGGTTGCTCGACGTTCCGCCCGTTGCCGTGATGAGCAAGTTCGGAAGCGTGTAATTCTCCGGAAGCGGTCGAACGTATGCGGTGAGGTAGTCCTTCAGCGCGAGCCTGATCTCTTCCTCGATGTCAACCGGTTTTAAAATGTTCATGATAATGCCCTCGTGAGCGCCTTGTCTTCGCTCTCTGCGATCATCGACTTCTTGTCAGTAGTTCCGACGAAGCCGATCCAACGGCCGCCGCCATAACCTCCGACCTTCGTCGAGGCTTTGAAGCCTTCGCCGCCTCTGGAGTTGTTGGCGTTTGCCTTTTCTGCGATCTCTTCCGTGTACTGTGTCACGACATTGTGACAACCTTCAGACAGTAAGAGCTGACGGAACCCGTCAGAGTTAAAAACAATACGGGTTGCCATGTTTCAGCCCTCCCATCTGACAAGATTGAGCTGAATGTGTGAACGGGTGAAAGCACCGACCCACTTCTTCGGTTCTCCGTTTATCGTGTAGACTTTGCCGTCGTACCTGATGCGGTCGCCCGCCTGAACGTCAGAGCCTTCGGGAATGTAAGCCGTGAAACCTTCGTTTATACCCAGCACACGGCCGTCTTCCGACAGTCCCGTGCTTGCGGGCTGGACTGAGCACCCTTTGATCGTCAGCTCGCTGACTTTGTCAGTGCTCCAGTCAAAAACCTCCGAGCCTCGGAGCGTCTTCGTGCCCGGTCTGATCCTTGTGATCTCCTGTGATGCCCAAGATGGAAGCATTTAGAACACCCCCTTGCACCTGTAAGGTCCCAGAACCTCGCGATTGTCGTCGGGGAGCGCCGTGCTTCTGGTGTTGCCCGCCCATGATGCGTTATAAGTAACGGAAACACCGCCCGCCGCCTCAGACATGACTCCATAACTGGAAGTGACTGCGTGAGTTACGCGGTGAGCCGTGAGTTCTTTGATCGCGCTGATGTTGTTGAGCGGAAGCCCCGCCTGGTATTTGACGAAGATCCGCGCCTTGCGGTCGCAAACGTTCGCGTCATAGATCCGGAGCAACCCGTTCGGGTTAAGGTCGTAGTCTGTCACAACGTCGCCCTCATAATCGCTTGTCAGCTCATTGAGGACCGCGTTGAGCACGATCTTGCTGATTCCCGAGACATAAGTCGCAGGGAGCTGGATGAGAAGATCAGGACCGACAAAAGCATCACGAAGATCCGCGACACGGTAGACCATGCCACAGGTGAGCGCCGGCGCGATGTGCCAGCCGCAATAATTGCGGATTGCCTGCGTTGCGCTCGGGATGTTTGAGCTGATCCTGGTGTCGCCTGTGAACTTGCCCGCCGTGAAGTTGTTAAACTCCGTTTCTGTGATAAAGTCGGGGATCGTTTCCGCGTCCACTATGTAGCCCCACGGTGTAGGGTTAGGATGTGAAAATTCGCTCATTTATTAGATCCTGCCTTCCTTGCTTTGTTCTGCGGTGTCTTCTTCGCCTTGTTAGCGGGTTCGGGTCTTGCCTTCGGCTCAGCCTTCGGCTCGTCCTTCTTCTCTTCGGTCTTCTTCGGTTCGGGTTTCTTTACCGGTTCGACATAACCCTCGGGAGCTTTGTCGAGCCACACCTTGCGACCATTGACTTCGTAAATCTTCATAAGCCTGCGAGCCTCCTTTCGTCAGGATGAAAAAAGGGAGACGTTTCCGCCTCCCTCTTATGAATTATCAGGATCCTGAACCCTCGCCAGCGAGGAGAACAACGCCCTTGAGGTCTACGACTGCGGTAGCAAGACGAACCTCAGCGCGGAGTGTTACGCGGTTGTAAAGGAAATCGTCCTCGTTCTCTGCTGCGATTGCGACATCCATGCCGCCCTTTCTCCATGTCTTGACAGCCTCACGAGCTGCAACGAGTGCAGAACCTACGGGAACGGCTGAAGAAGCATAGATCTGAACGCCCCAGATGGAAGCGGGAACACCATAGCCGCCATTTCCATAAGCGCCTACAAAGTAGCCGCCGCCATAATACTGGTTATTGCTGTCCTTTGCTGTCATGAGTGTGACGATGTCAGCGGGGTTGAGGATAACAACAGAAGCCTCAAAAGCGCTGTCAGCCTTGACCTTCATGATTGCGTCAAGGATACCGTCGGCGAATGTCTTTGTTCCGCCCCATGTAGCTGCACCGATGCCCTCAGTGTTTCCGATGGAGTTGACAACATAAGCGTCCTCAACCTTTCCGAGCTGGTGCATGAGTGTGTTCTGAACCTCAGAAGCGAGGAAGGGAGCGTCGACAAGAATCTCGTCTGTTTCCTTCAGATAAGCGGCGATCTTAGCGAGTGCCAGAGTCTTAGCTGTGAAGGATGTAGAGACCTGGGGCTTCTTGTTGCCCTGTGCTGTGGGTGTGATTGCTCCGTTTGTCTCGAAAGCGCCCTCGAGGAAGTATGTGATTGCGTTGCCGCTGATCTGTGCCTCAGAGAAGAGGGAAGCAGCGGGGACTCTTGTGCCTACGGGAGCGATGGAACGATCAACGTCAGCGATCTGGGGAGCTGTGACAACAGTGTTGTAAGCCTTTTCGAAGTGCATCCTTGTGCCTGCCTTCTTGTCTGTCATTTCTCCAACCTTCTGGGTGAATTCTTCAATAGTTGCCATTTTCTTGACCTCCGTGTCGTCAGTGTTTTTTGATTCGGCTGTGCCGATTGTTTCGAGGACCTTCGCAGCCTTCTCAGCGGTTGCGATCTTCTGCTCAAGTTCCTCAATGTCTTTGACAAGCTCTTCGCCCTGTGCGATGGTCTCTTCGCTGACGTCGTCAGCCTTGAGCATCGGCTCGAGGTCCAGAAGTGCCTGCTTCTTTTCTGTAAGCTGGTCTTTCAAGTTCATAAGTCAGACCCCTTTCATGTGATTGATTTTTTCGAGAAGGTCCTCAGCTCGCTTTGAATTACCGCAGTCGTTTGAGTCCTCCGCTGCCGCGTTGCTCTTGGGCTGTGTCTCTTCGGTGTCTGCTTCTGGTTCCTCGGGTGTTTTATCGTCGTCCTCGTCGAGCAAGCTCTGAGCGAGGTCTCTGATCTGTTTAATGACTTCCGCGTCCTTCTTTGAGTTGCGTCTTCCACTCTTCACTTCGGTGACAACGGCGTTCTGGTTTGCCGGAACTGTGACCACACTGATCTCGAAAACCTCGACCTCAGTGAGCACCTGCATGACGCCGTCCTTTTCCTCTTCGGGTGTAGGTTTGCGAGCGCCTAAAATGTCATAAGCAAAAGAGAACTGATAGATCGCACCGGACTGGAGCATCTTGCGAACGTCCTGCGCCTGATCCGTGTCAAGGAAGTGCGCCGTGATAAAGGGACCCTTTTCGGTGTCCTTTACGCTGTCAACGGCTCCGATCACTGCGCTGAAGTCATGATTGAAGCAAAGCGGGAACGGATGACCCGACTCCTCGCGCTTCTCGAATGTCTTAGTGAACGCGCCCGGGTCGATGATGTCGCCATAACTGTCGGGCGTTTTGTCATAGGTGGAAAAATAGCCTTCAATGATGCCGTTGTCGGCTGCTTTTAGTTCTACTGTCTTAAATTTCATGTTTTTACCTCCTCGAGATCACGACTTCGGTCGTGCAATTACATCCGCAGGACTCTGCGGGGTCGCCTATGTCTTCACCGGGCCAGTGCTGACCGTTTGAGAAGTCGGCATCGAGCGGAACCCTCTCCCCGTTCATTGCCTGGTGGCTCTCTCTTGCGTTCGGACCTGTCACCCATTCCTTCTCGACGATCTTCCCGACCACGCTGGGAGCGCCTTCGCTTATTGCCTGATGAGCTGCTTCCTGGATAGCGAAGGAAGCAATCGCTCCGGCTGCCGCCCTTGCCAGGACTTCCGCCGTGTTCTCTCTGACCTCGTAAACGTGAGCAACGTCCGGCTCTTCGTCTTCTTCGAGCTCTTTTTCGAGCTCTGCGGTGATCTTCTCGAGTGTTCCCTCGTTGATCTTCTTCGCTCTCGCCTGTGCTGCCGTTGCGATGTAGTCCTCAGTCAGTTCCGTAACGTATGCAGCGCCCAGCTCTTCGGCTGTCGCTTTTCCGTGCTTGTCTGAAACCTTTTGAAGTACGGGAGCAAGGTCTTCGGCGAGTTCTTTATCCCAGCGCTTCGCATCCCAGAAGTCAGCGGTGCCTGCGCTGATCTTCGGGATGATGCTCCGCGCCTGACGTTTAAAAAAAGAGACGAGAACCTTCTGCACGGTCTCGTCGTCTTCTGCGTCGCTTTTTCCTTTGATCCGGAGCTCGACCTCTTGCTTGCACTGTTTGCACCCGCACGGCTCGAGCTTTTTGCTCTGATTGTCTACGCCGTCGTAGTCATACTGCTCGCCCTGCGTGTCCTGCGGACTCGCCTGGCCGCCTTCGGTGACGTTGAGCGGTGTGATGAGCTCATCGCCGCCCTCAATAGGCGGGAGGTTATTGTCAGCTCTTGCCTCGTTCCTGGTAAGCCAGGGAGCACCGACGGCGCTCTGCAAGATACTGGCACGCTCTTCGAATGAACCTTTGAGCTTTTCCTCAAGATCGAACTCAACATAAACGTTTGACTCTTCGCCGATCATAGGAAGCAGGAAGGCGTTGAGCCTCTGCTGGAACATCTGAAGCACAGGACCCAGACAGTCAGCATATAAAGCGCGGGCGTTATCCTTTGCGCTTGCATAGGTCTGAGTGTTGGAGTGCCAGATCAGCGAAGGGTTGACGCCATACGCAGCCGCAACCGCCTCACGCGAGAAGACAACGGACTGCGACCATTCCGCCTCTTTCCAAGAGGTCTGAAATGGTTTGATCTCCATGCCGTCCTCCATGAGCGGGATGCTTCCGGCTTTACTTCCGCCGGATCCCCACGCTTCACGAAACGCGTCCACAAACTTCTTTTTTGCTTCTTCGTTCCAGGGCTCCACGTCTTTCGGTCTGACGATCTGAGCGTTGAGCCTTCCGGATGACCTCCATAGCTGACGGCGGAAGCGTCCCGCCTCGACCTGCTCGAGAAGTGTCTGGCGGAGTGCGCTGAGCGGTGACAGATAGCCGCCGGGGTTGCCGGGGCTGTATGTCTTGAACTGCGTGAACTCTTCCAGGGGGATGTCGACCGTGAGGCTGTTGTTCTTCGTTCTCACTCTCAAGGTTCCGGGCTTGTAAGCCGTGCCGCCGTCGGTGGACTGGATCCACTCAGTCGGAACTAAGTGTATGGAGTAACCGCTCGCGCTCTTAACGTCCGGAACTATCCAGACATAAACGCAGCCAAAAACGAAATACTCCTCTGCAAGTCCACGAATGAACTCGAAGCTCGTCATGTAGTCGTTCGGTCTCCATAACAAAAGAGCCGCAACACTGTCGCGGTCTCTTGTTCTTTCTGTTTCTCCGTCCCGTCTGTAAACCTTGAGCGGGAGCTGTGCGATGCTGTTGCTCAGGAAGTTGACAACGGCCTGAACGTTGTCCTGCGTCTGATATAGTTCTCGCGCTGACATGTTCAGGACTTGCGTCGATGCGTCCCCGCTGACTGTGACATTTATCACTGAAGGCCTGTTGATTAGTCTCCAGCGCTCGAAAATGCTCGCCATGTGTTTCTTCCCCTTTTTTCTGTTTTAGATAAACGTCAGACTTCCGCCCGAGGCATAGGCTGACGTGTAAACTTTCTTTTCTTTTTTCGTGACCATCGTCGCCCCTGCGTAAGCCATTGCCACAGCCATCAATGGACTAATGTCGTCGGGGGACTTTACACGGTCCGGGAGCATGATGCCGCCGCCCAGGTTCCTGAGCTGGCACGTTCTTCCCGGTGTATCAAGTGCAGGCTGCGGAAGGTGGAAGACCTTCACGCCACCCCTGTTGTCGTTCGGTGCGCAAGCTGCGACAGCATCATAAAAGCGATTCCAGCCCGCAGATAAGTCAGGACCGCCCTGCGCCATCCTCGTCACGCCCGGAAGCGTGGCGATCTGTTCGGCAAGACCGGAGACCGGAGCACCGCGCTCCTGAAAACAGAGCTTCATTTCGCCATACTTGAGCGCCCGCTGTCTGAACCAGTCGACCGCCCACTCTGTTCCGATCCGTCTCTCTACGAGCTCAACGTGATAATTGCCGTCTTCTCTCATTCCACAGACCGCGATCGTGGTCCATTTCCTATCTTGAGACAGCTCTATGCCCCAAAAGAGCTCCGAGTCTTCGCGGATATAACTGCCTTCGTCCTGTCCGCCCATCCATGCGCCATCAGGGAACGGTTCCGGGAGGATCGTCTCGACCTGCTGACACATGCACTCGCTTCTGAATTTTGACTCCGGGAAGGTTTCACGGTTCGCCATTAAAGCGCGTTCCGTCAATTTTCCATACCCCAAAGCGGGATTCGCCTGTGCGAGCGCCTTGATGTCGTCCGTCTCGGCCTTCTCCGGAGCCGACCATTCGAACAGTGCTAAATTGTCCGCATCGACATCGCCACCGAAGTCGTTCGCCTTCGTTCCTTCGATTTTCTCGATCGCCTGGCTCCTGATCTGGCGGAGCACGATGCTGTCGGGGTCTCCCGCGTTGCTGAAGCACACGGTCATGCCGTTCGGCTTCGCGTTCGTGGAAGCGACCGCAGCGCTCCAGGTCTCCCAGTCTCTATGTTCACGGACCTCGTCGAGCATGACGAGATCGTTCGCGTCGCCACGTCCCGCCCTTCGGGTAGGCGCGCCGACCTTGTAGGTCCTCAGACCTGTGAGCACGAGCTTCTTGCCACCGTTCCGCCTTGCGACCTGTTGAATGTCGCGGGCAAGGTCGGGGTGTGTCTCCTGCTCCTGTATTACGCCCTCCCAGACTTCCTCCGCCTTGTCCATTGATAAGGACGTGCCGAAGACCGCCTCTACTCTGAGGACGTTAAGAAAAAACGAAGCTATCACTTTGGACAGCTCCGTCTTCCCGTTTTGTCTTGATACCATAAAAAGGACTGTTCGGAACCTGAACCGCCACGCCCCTTTTAGATCGCCGACTATCTCCAAAGAGTGAACCAGCGCCCACTTTTGCCAGGGGTATAATTCCATCCCAAGGGCTTGCTCTGCGTACTCGATCGCCGCATAGCCCAGCGATGTCTTTCTGGTCAATTTCCGAAGCGGTGGCGTCCATATTCTAGGTTCGGTTCTGCCCATCATGGTCAGCCGATCTTGAAGCGCTTGCGGAGGTCGTCAATGGTAGACACCTCAGTCACAGGCTTCTGCGTGTCGAGTATATCTTCCAAACAGTTCAAAGCGCTCGCATAATCGCGAACGGTTGCGCGGAACTCCTGCGTCGCGGGGTTCTGCCTGAGCATCTTCTCACCCGTGCCGACTGTCACCTGCTGCGCGAGTGGCATCTGCTTATAAATCGGGATCTGTTGCTCGATCTTCTCCTGCATCGCAAGGACTGCGTTCGTGAGTGTGACCGCCTGCGACTGGATTGCGGGGTTAACGTTCTCACAAATTTCCTCCGCCTTTGATTTCGGTGGGATCTGTTGAACCGTCACGGGTTTCTTCCGCGATGTAGACCTTGCCGTCTTCGGCTTTGCTTTGGTTGGGGCCGCCTTCTTTGTTGTTTTAGTCTTTGAGACGTTTGGCTTTGTCGGTTTTGTTGTTTTCGTCGCTTTAGGCTTTGCCATGTTTATCACCCAGCCCCTTCACGATCTCCTTCTCACGTTCTGATAATTCCCATTTAGTAGCGGCTGCCCGCTCTGCGGCTGCCCGCTCTGCGGCTGCCCGCTCTGCGGCTGCCCGCTCTGCGGCTGCCCGCTCTGCGGCTGCCCGCTCTGAAAGTAACAAGGCTCCGCCATAAATGCCTCCGCCTGCTTCTTTCTGAGCGTCCAGCGCTCTGATATAGAGCGTTTCGCTTC